ACGAGGCGGAAATCCTCGCCCGATAATCCTCAATCGGTTGTTTGATACCTGACATTGGCGTTGAGCGACCTCAGTGCGTCAATGGATGTGCGTAGGAACATCAACGATTACGAGCCGACTTGACCAACGACTCGGCAACCTTGTATTCCCTGAAGGCTTCACTGCATGTGACATCGGCAGACGCCTCCCTATCCCGAATGGTGCCACCAGTTTCCAAGTAGACGCCAGCCCACTGTTTCTTGAAACTTGATTCCTTCTCTGCGGCGTTCACCGCCAACTCCTCAAAGGTTTCCGTGCGAGCCTCTAGCAACTGAACCAGTCGCATCATCTCTTGTTCAACATCAACCTGATTTATCGGTTGTGTTCTCACGCCTCATCCTCTTGCGGATGTTTCCGCAGGTCGGCGAACAATGCTTGGTCTGTCACCCCACACCAATCAGCAATCTGACGGTACGGGACACGCCGATTCCGTAACTTGCGAACAATGCTCCGACGCTGTTGACCCAATCGCACCACCGAGTTTTGGTGCTCCCTCATCATCTGTGTCAACAACTTGACTTTCTTCAAGTCGTCCTCTACTGCGTCAGTGTCCAGATTCTCAATCAACACTTCTCCCATTTCTTGCACGGCTACCTCCTAAGTGCGGTAAATCTACCACTCTTCATAAAGGTCTTGGGTTGGGTACCCGACGACCATAATCGTAAAAAAGTCCATCTTGGCTCTCTGCGGAGCGTGAAACTCCAACGACTCAACATGCTCACCCGTATCATCCACAAACAATCCTCCGTCCACCATCCCGTCAATCGCCGCTTTCACGGCAGGCATACAAGCACCAGTGTCCTGCAACCGACCCTTCATTTCCAAAAACACCGAAACCCGAGCCTGCGTCAAAGTAACACACCCATACTCTCTGGTCGCATCAGCGAACACGGTACGCCAATCCTTCGTGTTCTTAGCCCGAGTCCACCTGTTGCCAGCCCGTTCCGAGTTCACCGTCCAAGGTCTCGCCTTGTAATGAAACGAATACACGAGTTCACCCTCATCGTTGATGTCCGTAACGATGTTGATTGTCGGCTCGGATTCCATCCCGAGCACCCTACCCCATCTTCCGAAGCCTCAGAAGCCCTAGACGAGCCGCTTCTTTCGGGTTGGCATGAATCCACTCGTGGCACCTGAAACACAGCCCTAAAAGGTTCTCAGGCTCGTTACCGCCCCCTTGAGAGCGTCGTAACACATGATGCACATGCTCAGCACCACCGCCACAACCTTTCAACCTTGCTTCACACCGCTCCTCACATCGTTTCAACACAACGCCACGAGCATTGCGCCACTCAGCGGTTCGTTTATTCTTCCTCTTGAACGCCGTCCGTCTCAACGGCTTGCCCCGCTTCAAGGGAGTGCGTCGCATCACCAGTTCCTAGTTCGCCAACCGACGAAAGCAACGCTGTCCTGTCATGCTCTTCCGCCATCTTGTCATACATCTTGAAGAAGTGCGCCCTCAACACCCCTTGATTTTCCGAATCACAGATTTCCCGCCAACCCAACGCCAACACCGTATCCGTCACCGCTTGAGACGAAAACTTTGGGCGACCATAACGACCAATCTCACGAACCTGATTCATCACCTCCAACCACGCTTCAGCCGACGAAGACGACATCACACCCATCTGGCGCATCACCTCACGCCGAATCTGAGCGGCACTCGGAAACATCTCCGAAGTCCGAATCACCGTACCAACCGCCCGTTGACACTCAACGAAAGTCAAATCCTTCCACACCTCATGGAACATCGCCGCCGTTTCTTTCGTGACCTTCGCATAAGGGTAAGCACTACTCAACAACGCCAAAATGCCTGCCGTTTCCCTCTTGTCCATCACCCATCCCACTCTTTCTCATACATCATTCGCATGACATCCTCTGGCTCCAAAAGAAAACCGACCGCAGGATTATCACTCTTCTCCGCCAACTGCTTACCCTGCAAACGCTCCGTGTGAGCGAGGATAAACCGTTTCAACCTCTTCACCGAAACCACCACAAAACTTTCGTTCAACCCATACACATACACCCACCAATCAGCCTCGGTGATGTTGATACCGCTCGGTTTCCAAATCGGGTCACCATTCTCATCCACCTTGCGTCCAGCCCACTGATGAGTTTCCACAATCATCCGCCCATTCCGATAACGGTCAGCCTTCACCTCCCAACGGCTCTCAAACACCTGCATCACAAAACCCTCCGCCTTCAACCCGTACTCCAAATCCTCAGCGAAGTTGAACCGCTTGTACGGTTGCCCATCCTTGTCAAACCTTGGTTCGTAACTCATGCCTGCTCCAAAAACTCTTGAATACCTTGAGACCTGCTTCTCTGTCGCATCGCTTCACCTTTCAACCTGTCAAAATGTTGCCTCAACTTCTCGGTAGACCTGATGTTCACCGACCAAAAATCAGATTGGGTAGCCCACCTGATAGCACCCTCCAACTCGGTCACCGTCCGCCCGTCAATCCGCAACGCCCGCTCCATAGCCGCCACCGCTTTCTCGTTCGTCGCTGGACGGTCAAACCCGTTTTGCTCTACAAGGTCTGCTAACAAGTTCGTCAATCTGATTGCATCTGACATAAAAAAGGACGGTTCTCTTTTACGGTTCTTGTACGGTTCGGGGGCATCTGGTGCCCCCCGTTCGGTCGTCAGATGCCCCCCGTTACTGTCGTCAGGTGCCCCCCGCTCATCCACGAGGGGAACCTGATGCCCCCCGCCCATCATCAGGTCATACCCGAAAGGTCGCTTATCGGCACGAGTGATGTACGCCGCAACAATCCGAGGGTCGCATTGCCGAATCAAACCACGAGACTCCAACGCCCTCAGGTTCGTGCGTATTGCACGCTCAGACAACAGCGTGTATCGGCTTATCGTAGCCACCGCAGGGAACGCCGAAGTGCCATCAGGGCGAGCATGATTAGCCAATGCAAGCATCACCAACTTCTCTGTCGGAGATTCGCATGGTGCCTCGTTCAGCACCCACACGATTGCTTCAATGGACATTCACACACCCCTCAAAACTGAAACCCTGCTCCAACCGTCAACTAATCGGGATGAGCATACAGTGTCATCTTGGTGCAGGCTGGGACTTGCACGGCTCCCAGCCTGCACCACAAGCGTTTAGAACGGCTCTTCGTCCAAAGGTACGAGAAGTGAAGCCGTCTTGGCTGGAGCCTTCTTAGAAGGCGTCTCATCGCCGTTTAGGAGGCTGTCAATGACCGCTGAAGCCTCCTTGCTGGTCAACGACTCAATGCCTTCAACGGTGCGCCCCAGAACGCCACTGGCGATGTCAGACGCATCGGCGTTTCGCTCATCAGCCAACTTCCGCAAGAAGTTCACCTGTTTTTGGCTTGCCGTAGTGACACCGCCCCCAGTGGAGGGAGGGCGAACCGAGGACGGTGCCACCTTTGACTTGGGGAACATGGTAGACACCTTTTCGGCGGTGATTTGTCCACCTCGGTTGGTGACTTCATCCGCTGAAGCGACGGAGCGTTTCGTGTCAGCCGCAAGGGCGGCAACGATAGCCCGACCCCACGCCGACGACTCACACACCATCAACTCCGAACCCCGCAACTGCTGTTGAATCGCTGGGAACGGCTCCCACGCCATACCGACACCTGCCGCTTGGTCATCTGGGGTTCGGTACGCCGCCGCAACCACGACAACGAATACCTTGTCACCGATTTCCACGATGTCATACGGTTTGTCTGGATTCAACGGGCGAAGAGAACCTTGCGGATACTTCTCCCGAAAGATAGCGATTCGTTCCGCTACCGTCACATAGTCGTCTGAAATGGGCATGGTTATTTGCCTTTCTTGTTGATAAGCCTCATCGTCCGATACGACGAGGACACTTTTTGGAACTGCTTGAACAAATCAGGGTGGCTCTTCTCAAAACTCTTTGAGTCAAACGATGCCCGCCCAGCGGTCTCTTTCCACGAGATGACAGGCTCACCATGAAACACTCCGACCGAAGCATCCAACATCGCCTTAGCCAAAAAATCCTTGGCGGTTTTCTCCGCCTTTTCAGCCTCAGTCCTGTTGGCACGAGCCGTTTCAAGTTCAATCACCCACCTGAACATCTCGTCACTCAACTCAATCTCTTTGTCGCTTGCCTTGAAATAGGTGGCGATTTGGTCAGCGTCAAGTTCACCGACATACTCATCGGTCGCATCAGCGTCGTCTACCTGTTGACCGAACCGTTCAGATTCCTCAACGATGAACGAACGGGCGTCGGGATTGTCTTGCAACTCCACCACCGAAATGTTCTGCCGTTTGTCCAGCACCGCAAATACGACTGGAACACCACCAAGCACCTCCGACTGCGCCCAACCTTGAGCACGCCAATCCTGAGGCAAATCATCACCCGACTCAATCGCATGGGCGGTCGTCGTTTTGACCTCCACAATCATTGAAGGGTTTTCTACCTCATCGGCAGGCAAACCGTCATACGAAACCATCAAACGACCCTTGAGATACTGGAACTCTGGCGTCAGGAACTCCCGCCCCAAAATCCGTCCAGCCTCAGCCAGAATCGGTGCCTCAAGGATGTTCCCTCGTCGCATCGCCGCCGTCTCTTCCTTGACCACGGGTGGCGTCAACTTGTCAAAATACAGTTCGCCACGGTTACGCCAAGGGGACACCCCCAAAAGAACAGGAATGTCCGATGCACCGAAAACGCATCGCCCTTCCCACTTCCAGCGGTTGTTCAGCCAGTCAATGCCTCCGTGTGGAGGCTTGGGAATCATCTGATAAGTCATACTCTCTCCTCGTTGTTGTTTGATGTCCAGTAAAGCAAGGGGGTGTTACACGGTTGTGTATTCATCCTTGGCAATCATGTGCCGAGGCAAATAAAAGTCGTCTTTTACACGGTTCCTGAACGGTCGGCGTAACGGCACAAAAGAAATCTGAACACCAGCGGGGACGGTCACCATCCACTCCATAGCCTCCGCACCATCAACAAACGGTCCGAACAACATCAAATCCTGATTCGGTTGCGAAACATACGCCACCAAAGAAATGTTCTTGTACTCATTTGTGAAGCGTTCCCGCTCCAACTCAAAATCGTTCCAATCCATGTTGCCCTCCTAGCGTTGCCCTACATCATAGGACAGTTATGGACATAATGCAACCCCTCGGAATCACACAAATCTGACTCAACTGGTCATTCTCAAAATCTATGGTGCTGGCAATCACCACCGCCTTGCTGTTGGCAGAAATAAGATAACCCATCGTGTTCATGGCAATCGGTTCCGTATCTTCATCCTGCAACGGAAAATCCATCCACGCCTCCTCGTGGTCATAAGTATCATGCCAAACGATGATGCACGCCTTGGCAACCTCTTTGATGTTGTCACCTTTGAGCGATTCAAGAAGCGTTGAATACTCGTCCACGGAAGACAGCCTCCCCTTTGATGATTGGAACAATCTCATAAGTCCATCTACCACTCGGTAACTCCGTCACGACAGCAATACCTTGTTGCCACGACTCAAACCGTTGAATCGGCATACCGACATCATCCACACCCGACTTCGTTGAGGGAACCGCCCCATCCACCCGACACAAACATCCTGGACTAAAAGCAATAACCTGCTCCATCGCATCAGCGACCTCAAAGGTTTCAGAATGTACGGCAATCCTGTGAATGTGCCCTTGAACAAACGACTGTCGCTCATTTTTGGCGACTTTCTGGACATCCAACCGCTCACCATGAATCGCATACAGCGGGGTTTGACCGTCACCTCCAGATGCAATCTTGTACCGAGACGCTGGATACGCCCCGAAATACGAGACTTTCAGTTCGTCCAAACGAAGCAAAAACGGGAGCGACAACACGGGGAAACTGTTGGGCAGGTTCGCCTGTTTCAATCGCATCGCCGCCATAGCGTTCCTAGCAACCGCCTTAGGTAGACGGTCATCGTGATTACCGCCAATCAACACAATCGTCGCCTCATCCCCGACCACAGCCCTCTGCTCGGCAAGGAACTTATGCGCCCTATCCACTGACGGCTGGGTAGTCAAAACGAACTCTGGCAACACTAAGAACTTGGATGACCACTCTGGGAGGTCAATGAAATCCCCCAGATTGACCACGGCATCAGGGCGAATGAATCGCATCATCTGAAGGGCAACATTCATCGCCTCTTCGTCGTGCATCGGCACAAGAGCATCATCGCTCATACGCCTAAACCCGATTTGCGGGTCAGGCAAAACAACCGTAACTTTGGCGTCCGTGGTCTTCGGTTTCGTGGCAACTGGACGAATCGTGGTAGGAGCCGCCTGCTGAACGACAGGATACTGCGGACCTTGCTCCCAAACAGGAGACAACACAACCGAAGCCAAGTCAACCATCTCGGCTTCACCTTCCTCATTCTTGAGGAACCCCTGCCACACACTGATTTTTTCAACACGCCCAATGTCATCAACATCTATTCCAGAGCGTTCCAACAAGGCAACAAGTTTGCCCAGTTTGTCTTTTTTGCTCAACGGCGGATGAGCAAGTTCCTCATCCAAACTCATTTCAAGTTCCGTTTCTTGTAAATCCGCCCAACATAATGACGAATCTGATTAGCGGACACCGCATGACCGTTCTTCGTCAACACATCAGCAAGCCATTTGTACGAATAACCGTTTCTACAGCGAGTAGAAGTATCTTTGTTCTTTTCAACCATGTTCAGAATCGTTTTGTTGACCGCTTCACGCTCAACATCAGACAACGACTCAAGGATTTCATCCACACGATGTTTATGATTCTGCGGGCTAACCGCCTCCAAATCAGCAACCAACACCGATTTCAACTTATTAGATTGTTGCACGGCTTTCCTCCTGAGAGGTAACTTTACACCACACCCCTAGCATGGTCGGTGATGTGTTGGTCTATCTTTGCCTCCACTTTTTCAACCTTTATTTCAACCCTGTCCACCGAGGTAGTCAGATTGTCCAGTTTCTCCTGCACAATCCCGTGGTCAGCCCGTTGCTCCTTACGGGAAGCAACCAACTGCTGAAAAATCAACCCAAACGCCGCAATCAAAGCCCCCAAAACGCTTGCAACGCCCATGTCCATCGCATTACTTCTTTCCGTAGAAAACGATGTGCCACGGCTCGGACTCAAGTTCGTGACAAAATCCAAAAGACAGTTCGTGTTCCATAAGCCAATCTAAAATAATGCCCGAAGCGTAAGCAACATCGCACGCCAACCCGAGGTTATGCCATGACTTCCCAGGAGCCGCCAAATCCGCCAACCGCTCAGACTTCTTGTACCAACGAACCCCATTCCAAGTTCGGGTAGAAGCACCAGCAATCGGCTCACGCTGATAACGAGACAAAAACGCCCGCTTTTGCATCTGAAAAGACCTGTATGTGTCATAGGAACTTGTCGGGCGCAACTTCACACCGTCAGCCCTCGCCGCCCGTCGCATCTCCCCCCACGCCACAGCGGCATCCAAATACAACTTCCCATACGGTTTGATAGGGGTCAACAACTGTTCAGGCACAAACCCGAACCTGACCTTCACCAAAGGTTCAGGAACAACGACTTTGCGCTTAGGCAACGCTGGGCGTGCCATGCCTACTTGGCAGTCTTTTTGACAGCCTTAGTCGTCTTGACTGGCTTGGCGATTTCCTTCATTTTCCCGAAACGGTAGTCATTTGGGTCAAGCCAAGTAATCACCAACGGAATCAACGAAGCCAACCCTGCGGCAAGCAAGGCACGAAGATTGTCCTCACCCGATGCAATCAAGGTTGCCACTGCGGCAAGAAATACCTTGCCCCAAGACTTCAACATTTCTTGGGTTTCTTTTTTCAACGACTTCCAAAGGTTCATAGTTGCTCTCCTGTGGAAACCACACTAAATGCCCCACAAACACCAAAAATCAACCCCAGTTGACTATGCGAGGTAGTCGTTATCCAGATTACCCCTCGTCAAACTATCCAAAACAAACTCAAAAGCCGTAATAGCAATCTCAACAGCAAACCGAAAGAACGACCCGCACAGCGTTGAACTCCCTACAGAAACACTCGTACCAACAATCATTTACTACCAGAGAGCAACAATGTCAGTCGCATCGGTCCCCGTAGCAAACACTTTCTTTACACGAATCGGCAAAGTAGTACCAGTAGGAACAGCCACGAATGTGACTTCACCACTGTCAGCCATAGCAACCTTGACATCACCAACGCTACCGACATACAGCGCACGAGTGACGAACTCCAGTTCGTTCGTGTTGTGTGGTGTCACCGCCGCCGCCCTTGTCGGAGGGCTGAAGTCCTGTGTCTGAAATCTGCTGAAACTATCTACTGCTGGCATAACTACTCGCTTTCGCTACTTGTCTTTACGAAGTCTCGCACAATCTTCTTGTATGTGCTGACCACATTCTTAGTCCACGGAAACCCTCTATCGGCAGTATCAGCAGAAGCCCACTCCACTGAACCCATCGCACCGACATACTTTCCGTTCTCCCACTTTCCTGAAGCGTGTAGCGCACCTTCCATGATGTCCACGATGCTTGTCGCCTTGCGACGAATCAGAATCTCACACGCCCGCTTGACCTGTTTCCGCACTCCTGCGTACTTGTAGACGGAACCTGAATCATACGACCCGACACCCAAACCATTCCCCTTGAGTCCGTCGCCCTTGGTGAACCAATGTGTTTCCGACCAGCCGATAGCAACGATGAGTAGTGGGTCTACGCCGTGCTTACGGCTGACATTTCTGACGATACGCCAGTCGTCTTCGGGGATTCCAAGCGGTGTGTTAGACACTTGGCTCGCTTTCGCTTTCTGTGACTTCTGGTGCTACGAATACGTCGTTCACCGCATCATAAGTCCAGCCGATGCTGCAGTATCCACGACCTGAGCCGTCTTGGAAACACTCGATCCAGAGTGAAGCGTCACC